TACTGAGTTGTACAACGTGGCTAAAGCGGTCTTGGATCATGTTGATGCCAAATACGCCCGAGGCGAAACGCTCAATGACATAGAACGCCAGCTGCGCACAAACTACATGCGCGACGTTGACGAGATTCTGGCGTGGTCCATGACCAACCGTGACATGCAGGCGTACATGGAGACGGTTCCGTACAAGAACTCCAACCTATGGACTCAGTTTGTTCAGGTCGTGCGTAATGTGTTGGGGTTGACCGCCAAAGCAGACACTGCGTTGAGCGAGATTCTGCGGATTGGGGGAGTTCTGACGGAGCTTACCTCTACGGATTTGCAAGAAACGTCTACGGCCACCGGAAAGCAGTTCTCCATAGCCCCCGGCACCGAGGCCCTGATTAACTCTATGGGCCCGATGGAGACGCAGGAAAAACCCCTGCTGCGCAAAATCGTCGACGGGTTTAAGGCTCAAGATGAAGTCAACTACGCGGTCAAGTTTCGCACACAGGTTGCCGACTCGGCTGCCACGATTGAGCACCGCCTGCGCAATGACTTTGATGGCGCTGTGAAGGACAAGCTGGGCAAGTTCAACCCCATGGGGCTGTACCGTCAAGCGCAAGATTACTCCAAGATGCTGCTGGAGTACATGCAGGTGGGCGGTATCGCCAAAGAGCCTGCAACAGGGTTGTGGAAAGTGGCGTCTGTGAAAGACCCCAAGACCGGCAAGCCAGTTCGCCCACCCGTGGAAGTCTATGCGCTGATCGACAAGTGGGCTGCCAAGAACGGCTACTCCCGTGAGCGCGGCACGCAAATCGCCAGCCGTATCCTTGAGGGTGTGCGTCTGGATGCCATGCGTACATCCAACAAAAACGATGGCACCGAGTTCTTGCTGCACCTGAAAGACAACGAGATCGACCAGTTGGTGCGGGAGTACAAGGCAGACCCTGATCTGCAAGCCATGAGCAAGGCCATGGACGAAGCGCGTCTGGCCATGGTGGACAACTTGGTAGCTGTGGGGCGGCTGTCTGCCGAACAAGGCAAGGCATGGAAAGACGTGGCCGGGTACGTGCCGTTTGATCGGATTGAAGACTTTGCATCCGGCTTTAGCAAAATCAAAAAGATCAGCAACAAGGGCTTGGCCCAAGTTGGAAAGCTGCCGGAACTCGTCGGGTCGATTAACCGCCCCGTTGGCAACGTGTTTGACAACTACCTGAACACCCTCGGGTGGATGGTGGGCCAGACCCTCAAGACCGATGGCACAGTGCGAACCCTGCGCAGTCTGGAAGATGCCGGGCACGCCAAGTATTTGGGTCGTAGCCCCCAAGGCAAGGACAACACGGTTGGCATGTACGTCAAGGGCGAGATGATGTACTGGGAGTTGCCATCCAAGTACGATGTGCTGGCGTTCAAAGACCTCAACCCACCCAAAGCCAAGTGGCTGCAGGTGCTGGGCCAAGCGTCCAATGTGCTGCGTAAGGCAGTCACGGTCTTGCCACCCTTTGCGCTCAAGCAGGTCACGGACGACGTGCAGCGGGCCATCATGACCTCCGGCGTGAAGAATCCCGGCGCTCTGCTTCGCATGACGCTAACCAACTTCGGAGGGCTGGCACTGGCCGAATTGCGCGGCATCCAGCACCCCACAGTCAAGGAGTTCGGTGCCTTGGGCCTGACAGGCGAATACGACTTCCAGCAGGGCAAGCCTGCAGCGTCTGTGCTCAAGGACTTGGGATACAAACCTCGGGGCAAGTTTGAAACGCTGCTGCACCGACTGGACGGCATCACCCGCGCGTCTGACTTGGCTGTGCGCAAGGCCATCTACGACCAGACTCTAAAAGAAGGCGGCGACCAACTGCTGGCCCAGACCAGAGCGCGTGAGTTCATCAACTTCCGCCGCCGTGGAGCCTCTGATTTTGTTGGTGCAATGGTGACGACCATTCCGTTCTTCAACGCGTATATCCAAGGTATGGACGTGCTGTACCGGGCAGCATCAGGCAAGGATTCAAGCTCGTCAGTGGGCCGTGCGCAGGCACGCCGCATGTTCTGGAGCCGCGCGGCTATCGCCATGACTCTGAGTACTCTGTACGCCATGGGCGCGGATGACGACGAGGACTACCAAGAGATGGACCTGCGGACCCGAGACAGCAACTGGATTTTGCCGGGCGGTTACAAGCTGCCGGTGCCGGGCGAACTGGGCGCACTGTTTAAAGTGATACCTGAACGCGTTGTGGAGTACATGCGCCGCCAAGGCACCCCCGAGGAGCAAGAGGCATGGGAAGCCACCCGTACCGCCCTGCGGTACATCATGGAGCAATACGTCGGGCGTGTGGTGCCTGTGCCCCAAGGTGTCAAGCCGCTGCTGGAAGCATGGACCAATTACTCGTTCTTCACGGGCCGGGAGTTGGAAGGCATTTACCAAAAGCAGCAAGACCCAAGCCTGCGCCGCGCATCGAACACATCGGAGCTGGCCATCGCCATTTCTGAGTTCAGCCGGGATGTGGTGGGTGTCGACAAGGTTTCGCCCATCATGATTGACAACGCCTTGAGCGGGTACTTCGGCTCCACTGCCGGTCTGCTGGTGGCCGTGACTGACTCCTTGCTGAACCCGACGCGAGTTGACCGCCCACTGCACAAATGGGCTCTGCTCTCCAACTACCTGTACGACCCAGTTGGCACCCGCCGCATGACGGAGTTTTACGAGGAGCGCGAGAAGGTGGGTCGCGCCAACACCACGCTCAACGAGTTGATGAAGACTGATCTGGACAAAGCGGCAACTTATGCCGAGGCCCACGCCGACGAGCTGATGCTGGAGTCGGCAGTCAACTCCACGTTGGAACAGTTGGAAAGCACCCGCGCTTACCGCAAGTACCTCAACAGTGCTGAAGGAGCTAAGGACGTATCCAAGCAGGAGCGGGAAGACCAGCTCAAAGAAATCAAGCAGCTGGAGGTTGAACTGACCGGCTGGCTGCGCGAAGCCAAGACCTCTTTGCGTCAGTAAACCCGCCACACACGGACACCGTAACGTCCGTACTCGCAGCGGTTGCGCACTTGCAGCTCTATCCCCAAATACCGGGCGTAGGGCTGCAAGGCTTTGAACGCTTGCTTCTGTGTGGCTGTCGTGGGTAAGAAGAACGACGCACCAATGGCTACCTGATCCCACAGGATAAAGTAGTCCACCCCGTGAAGGGTGAACAACCGAACGTCCTCAGATGGTATCGGAGGTGTTGAACGCCGTCTCGTCGATGCCAATGGCGTCTCCATCAAAAACGTAGCACCGAATGGCGATGCCGCTTAACCCGCCCACAGCCCCAGCACCCAAACGGGTCGGGTGGGATTTGCCATCGTGCTTCATGTACCCAGCGGCGTGCAGCCGGGCGATGCTGTCCTTCACGTCCACTTGGCGCATAGCAAAGAATCTGCGCAGTTCTGGCACAGCAATGGCCAGCTCCCGAGAGTTGGGGTCATACCGCATCTTCAGTGAACCCTTCGGGGTAATGGCCGGACGATCTGGCAATCCCCCCGGCTGCGGGTAAGGTGCTACCAGTGCGTTGTTCACGTTCTCGTTAATGAACGCGGCCAATGCCTCCTGCGCCACTGTTGCGGGATCGCCTACGTCTGCCTTGGTGGCCGCGCGGGACATCGCCACCGCGCCCAATGCGTATTGGTAGACCCGAGGGATTTCAATGTCGTGCAACTTGAGCTTGCGACTCAACAAGGCCCCCACAAACGCGCAGGTCAGAATAGCAGAGTAGAACCTGTCCGACTGGTCCAGCCCCAACTCCAAGTCAATCTTGGCCTGCATCTTGGCCAGCAAGCTGCGAACACCGTCCATATTGGCCAGCACGTACTCAATGAAGATCGGACCCGCCACGCCAAAGTTGGTGTTGAGTTTGCTGAACACGATGTCGATCTCTTGCTTTGTGGCACCGCCGTACTTCGGCACCGACAACTCCAGCACGCGGCGCAGCTCACCGTCTGCCGTGCTCTTGAATTGCTGCAGAACGTCTGTCACGGAGGCGTTACCCGAGGTCAGGGTAAAGTTGCACCACGTTGTATGGTTGGCCCGCATCTTGTTACTCTGCGATTCCATACGATGCTTGCCGCGCCCTGACGTGAACCCGTATGCCATGTCTGACAGGACTTCGGCTTTTTCGTTTGTGATCTCATCCACGGTGTTAATCAAACTGTTCATCATGCCCAGCCTGTGCATTTTGGAAGCGTATGTGTCTTCCTTTTTCATGAGCAGGTCGTCGGGGTGCCCAAAGATAGAGTTGGCCACCATCTGAGCCGTGGATTTGCCCGAGCCGGACCCATTGTGTTTGAGGTGAATCATCGCACCCTTGACCACGTTACCTTCGATCAGGCGCAGCAGGGGGGAGCCGAAGCCAAGAAACAAGGAGAAGGCGTGAGGCTCAAGGCCGGGGCGGTCGTAGAAGTTGGCGATCTTTTTCCAGTCTTCCAAACTGCCGGTGGGCTTAAACGCGGAGGCCAGTTGGCGGGTGCCGCTGGCCGGAGGAGCCAGCTTGACCCCAGATGCGGTGTACTCCAATTCCCCCACGACGAAGCCCAACAGGTCAGGGGTCCAACCCATCTGGTTGCGCGTGCGGTTGGCTGCATACTGTGATTGCAGTTTGCGGATTGAGGATGCAAAGTAAGCCATGAGTATTTCCAGTCGTTTTCCATAGGCAACAACGCCGTTGCGCACCAGCAGGTCCCGCAACTTGTCCGTTGCAAACAGTGTTGTAACGGGGGCGAAGAACCTACGCAGGCCGTCCTTGCGCATGTGCAGGTTGATGCCGACCATTTCACCATCGCCGCTGTCGTGTTCATCAGAATCAAAGAACCGTTCTGTCAGATAGAGGTCGTCTGGATAAACTTCAACCTCCACGTCTTCACCATCCTTGTCCCGATCCTTGCGAAACACCCCGCCGTTTACACCACGGAAATATGGAAAGGGGTACGCTGGGATGGCCAGCGTCATGCTTGGCGCGTCTTCGTCGTCTTCCTTCTCGACCACGTAATGGTCGTCCATCACAGGGGCGGCTTCAACAATCTTGCCCAACAAGATGGGGCTGCTGATCGCGTGCTTGCACCCAGCGCAGAGTTCCGAGTTGTTGTCCCGATACCACTGGCAGGTGTATGGGCCCTTGGTCTCGGCGGCTTTGGCTTCTGTATCTGAAGCGGTGTAGCCGGGATGCGCCTTGGACACCTTGTGGATGGACTCGGCACCGTCTTCGCAACGCACTGCAATCGACAACACAGCACGCCACAGGGGCTCTTCCAACGAAGCGGCGTTCACCAAAGCGTGCTTGATCTGGGCACAGCCTGAACCTTTCAAGCTGCGGGAAGCCACACGCGCAAACATGCTCTTGGGGTAGTCCCCGCCCGCGATCTCCTTTGAGGCTGAGTCCATGCCGAACTGCTTGGCAGCCGACAGGTCAACAGGTGCGGGAGGTATGAGGGCAACGAACACCCCGAGGTCGCACGGCTGGCCCTTTGTAACGATCTGGACAGGCCGAGGGTTGCCGGATTTAAAGTTGTTGGTGCCGGGCACCCGCAAGATACGAACAGCATCCGCAGTGACCGCCGGATCGGCGTGAAGGCTGTGTTGCGCACACAGCCGTTTAAAAGCTTTTGCGTGCGGTATCCAATCGGAGACCGGCACGTCTTGAGTCAGCGGCCAGTAGACATGCAGTCCACCGCCAGAATTAATCACGGTTGGGCGCGGGAGCCCGGTGTCAGAAACGAATATTGAAAGTGCTTGAGCGGCAGCAGCTTGGTCTGCGTAGGGCTTGCCCACACCGCAGTCCAGATCAAGAAAGAATGACCGCAGGAACGCTGCGTTCTCCACCTTGCGGCTAGAGTCATCTTTAAACGTGGCCAATGCGAAATACGCATCCGTGCCTTGAGTTGCATAACCAGCGCTTACAGCGTCAACGTCGGCAATCGTTGGGTGAAACGATTGTTTAACCACACCGGACCGTATCCCCACCGAGCAGTACGTGCCCTGAGTGGGCAGAACGGAGTTGAGAAAGTCAGTCACATAACCTCACGGGTAACTGGAATAAAAAAGGGGCGGCAGGTTGTCCCGCCACCCCGCCGGGCGCGATCACTTACGCTTAAGTAAGCGCGTCGTGACCTTTGGCATCAGAGCCAGATACCGAGGGTGTGGTGCTGTTTTCCCCGTCATCCAGTTGTAGACCGTAGCGCGTGACACCTTGAACATTTCAGCCACCTCAGTAACTGCTACGTTCTTGACAATGCACGCTTCAGCCAGCAGAAGAACCACTGGTTTTTGGTCAGCTTCTTCTACCTTGCGAATGAAGAGGGAGTCGTACCCCCGGGATTTTTTAGGCATCGTCGTCTGTCGCCCAGTCGTCCAGAATGGCTGCAACATCCTTGGTAGCTGCAGGTGCGGCTTCGGCCTTCGGCTTGCTGGCACGCTTCACGGGCTCGGCCACTTCTTCAGCTTGCACTTTCTCAGCCGGTGCTTCCTTGGCGGCAATCGGTGCGTCTTTAAACGCTGGGGGCAGGGCGGGCTGACCAGTCTCAGCTTTGCTCGGCACCATCTTGAACTCGACTGCCAGCTTGGCGTCTTCAGTCTGGCTCTGATTTTTGGCCAACTCCCACTCCTCACGAGTCAGTGGGCGCACAGCGCGGAACTTCAGAACAGGCACGGCCTCAGCAGTGTCGAAGCGAGCCTCAGTTACCACACCCGTGATTGGAATGCCGTGACCGGACAAGAACTTGCCGTAGGCTTGCAGTGGCATCTTGTCGCCTTCAGCTCTGCCGAAGTAGGACTTGGCGGGGACCGACAAACGATAGACGTTGCCGCCGATGTCGTTTTCCAAGGCCACAGCCAAACGCTTGCTGTAACGGCACGCGCGGGACTTGCCATCACCGGAGCCCTCGATGTTTTGAGGGCAGGTAGCGCATGTCTTGCCTTGTGGGTTTGGCACTTCCTCATTGGGCACCACACCTTCAGCAGACCAGCAGGCGGGTTTGATGTCCTTGCCTTCTTCGTACTTGTCAGCGTAGAACGTGCGGGACACGCCCTTGCCAGCAGAGATCACAATCACATTCATCGAACGGTCTTCGTTCTTAGCGACTTCCTCACCGCCTACCACCATGCGCCATACGCCGCCCTTGATGGAAATTTGTTTACCGCCGGACGAGCCAGCAATATCTTTGGTGGTTGCGTCAGATGCCTCACGCAGGTAGTCAGGGATAACGGAGCCGGATTTGAAGAGTGTCATGTTACTCATTTTGATTTCCTTGGTTGATTAACGAGCGCGGGTCACGGTGATTGCATACCGCGAGTCCACATTCATGCCTTTCGGCAGTTTGTCAGGGTTCTCCTGCAAGAATTCCTTGAGGGTAGTCTGACTTACGCGACGCTCCAGAAGTTCTGGCATATCGTGTTCTTTGATGAACTGGTACATGCTCTCCCAATCGGAAGTCCAGTACCTAGTTTTGACGGACCGTCGGAACGACCCGTACTCTGTTTTACCGCCGTCTTGGCCTGTGGCTTTGCACAGTTCCAGCAGCTCGGTCTCAATGACGTCCAATTGCTGGTCAAGTACAGCAATGGCGGCTTCCATCTCTTTTGTTTTGGCGGCTTTCGCGTCACGAATCTTGACGTATACCTTTACCAATTTGTGTGCGTCTGTCATGCGGATTTCCTTTGATTTATTTTGAACTATTAGAAATTATACATTGTCAAATGTTGGTGTCAATAATTTATTCAGCAATCTCCTGTTTGTACATGTCAACAAGGGCCTGATGCAAATCAATCTTTCCTTGCAGCAGGGCGTACATTCTGCGCTCCACCGGACTGCCTTGCAAGTGGGTAATGGTCACGCAGTTCTTCTGGCCCGCGCGGTGTGCGCGGGAGTTGGCTTGGATGTAGATTTCTGTGGAGCTTACTGGACCCCACCAGACAACTTGGTTGGCTCGGGTTAGGGTAATCCCGTGTGCTGTAGCTTGCGGCACCATGATAAGCACGCGCGGGTCGTCTTCCGTTTGGAACTCCTTGATGATCTCTGCCCGCTTGTTGGCTGCCACACCGCCGTGGATGGTGGCCGTGGTGTACCCCGCCTTGATTACACGGTCGTTAAGCATTTCCAGCGTGTGCCGGTACGGCACAAACACCAACACTTTTTCATTGGTGCCAGCAATCACGTCGAGCAGTTCAGACACTCGGTTGTCTACGTCGAACTCAACCACGTCCCGGTCGTCGGTGTACACCGCCCCTTGCGAGATTTGCAGTAGTTTGTTGAGCATGGACGCAGCATTGACTGCCGTGACTTCTGCGCCTGCGGCGATGACTGCCATTTGTTTTTTGATTGCGTCATAGTACTTGCTTTGCTGCGGCGTCAGTGGCACTTCACGAGTGGCGTACAACATGTCCGGCAGGTCAAGGCACTCCGCTTTGGTAAAGCGTATCGCAGGCTGCAACACTTGATGCACGATTGCTTGCGCATCTTGGCGCGGTATCCAGCGGTACTGCGACATCTTAATCATCACGCGGTCACGGAACGAGCCGAAGAAGCGCGGTACTGCATCGGGGTTCACCAGCTTGGCCAGCCCGTATGCGTCAAGGGGCGACTGTGAGGCCGGTGTGCCCGTCATCATCCACAGGCGAGTGTCGGCTCTGATGAGCCCCGCAAGGCACTTCCAGCGTTCGGTCTGAACACTCTTGATGGCGTTGGCCTCATCCACAATCACAAGGTCAAACCCGCCAGCCATAAGCTCCGGGGTGACGACTTTCACGCCGTCAAAGTTGATGATGACGAACTCGTAATTCTTGGCGATCACGGCCTGCCGCTGTGTGCGCGAGCCCTGCGCGATGGCCACTGTGCGGTGCATCACCGTCTTGAACAAGTCCGAGCGCCATGCGGTTTCCATGATGGATACCGGGCAAACGATCAGCACCCGCTTGACCTTGCCTTGAGTCATTAGGTAGTCGGCAGCCCACGCAGCAGCACTGGTCTTGCCGGTGCCTGCTTCATTAAACACGAAGCAACGGTGGTTGAGGGTGAGGAATTCGGCAGTGGTGCGCTGGTGGTTGAATGGGGTGAACATGCCGGGCCACTTGTACCGGCCCCCGATGGGGCTTGGCACGTCCTTGATGCCCATGTTGCGCAGGAGTTGCACTTCGTCAAAACCCCAGTTGACCAGTACTTGGTCTACGTCACCGTTGCTGGCAACGACCTTGCTCTTGGGGATGATGGCAGTGATTTGATTGGCTTTGCGTGTGTTGAAAAGCAGCGCCCTGCTGTCTACGATTTGCATGATGATTGATGGTTGAATTAAAGAAGGGACGGAAAAAGTGGCCCGGTAGCAGAACTACCGGGCCAAGATCAAAGGAAAACCTGCATGAAACGTCGGACCCTCATCCGACAGCGAAATCGTAACTTATTTTTTGCGTTCGCGCTTGGAAATTTGCGATTTCATCGCACCATTTTTCGTGCGGGCAAAGCTGGTGTTCTCCGACTGCGGGGAAGCCCGTAGGTTGCTGAGTTTAGATGTGCCGCCTTTGGACATGGCCTTCTTGTGGTCCACGTCCACAGTTGACGGCAGGTCGCCGTTGGCCTTCTCATAGGCACGTCGCGCTTTGTGGCGCTCGGATTGCGCCTTGAGCTGGGCGGGCGTGCCCTGATAATTTTTGTATTC